CATACGGAACGGTTGCAAGCCCGATAACGCAGAGCAAGGAAAAATATAAGGAGGATTTTTATGGACAAGGAAGCACAGAAAAGATTAGCGGACGATTTTGTAGAGTTGCTTCGCACGACGAACAGGGACGGTATTGAGGAGCTTATCCGCTATCTTCAGGAGGAGACAGACTTCTTTACTGCCCCGGCAAGCGCAAAATATCACGGGGCATTCGAGAGCGGACTGCTTATGCACAGCATAAATGTTTGCGCTGAACTCAATCTCGACCCGAACAGCAAGGTTTATCCGTCTGAAACTATCATCATCGTTGCGCTGCTGCACGACATCTGCAAGGCGAACTGCTACCGAACGGAAAAGCGGAACGTCAAGGAGAACGGCGCGTGGGTCGAGAAGCAGGTCTATGTTTTCGACGATGAGTTTCCGCTCGGTCACGGCGAAAAATCGCTGTACCTTGCAAGCAAGTTTATCAAGCTGTCGGACGAGGAAGCCGCAGCTATCCGCTGGCACATGGGAGCATTCGATAATGCGTTCCGAGGCGGCGACCGGGGACTGAATGCCGCTTATGAGAAGTATCCTCTGGCGGTTCTGCTCCATATGGCGGATATGAGGGCTACTTACCTTGTGGAACGGGGTGATGACCATGACAGATGAAGAATGGGAGAAAGTCGAGAAATCCCTGTCTAGACCGTATGGACACGCGAAATTTATGATAGACGGATACACCGTTGATATCGCGGTTCAGCCTGAAAAGAAACTAAAATATGTGCTGACGGTGTATGTAAACAAGAAATGTGCATTATACACTTGCGTCAACGACTGTGATATTCGCAGCAGGTTTTATTATCCGTCAAAGCATTCGTGCCTTTCTGCGGCTGACAAGCAAAAGCTGAAAAAAGTTTCGAAAGCCAGACGGGAAAGCATAACACAAATGGCGGCATACACCGCATATTCACCATTCTGGGGAAGTTTTTCACGAATGAAAGCACACTTTATCCGCAACAATCAGTCTATAAGACTTATTAAATGTTAGATGTATACCCGGGGGCATAGTCCCCCGCCTTAATGCGGCTTCCGGCAGCGGAAACGGTTGCAAGCCCGTGCGAACGCAGAGCAGGGATTACGCCGGATACACCCGGCAGAAAGGAGAGTGATTGCATGAAATTCAAGCTTTACGACTACGAAAATGACCGTTCCACGGACATAGAGCTGACCCCCTCGCAGTGGAAAGAACTTCAGGTGTTCCTGAAAGAGCTGAAGAACCCGCCCACGCACGACTACAAGGCGGTTCTCGACTGTTTCAACCGGATATGCTCGAAGCTTCCCCCGGCGACGCGGCTGACTGACAAGCGCAGGCGCGCTATCGTCAAGGCGCAGAAGGACGGCTACGATCTGGAACAGGTGTTCCGGACAGCCGCTCAGAGCGCATTCCTCTGCGGGCGGAATGACCGCAAGTGGCGGGCAAGCTTCGACTGGATAATGCAGCCGGGCAACTTGGTAAAGGTCGCCGAGGGGCAGTATTCGGACAGCATTCCCGCACCCGCGCCGTCAGCGCCGCCGATGTCAGGCAATCCGTTTGATGACTATGGATAAGGTGAACGGCGCAGCGTTCGTAAAATCACTGGCGGCTCTGCACATGCAGAGCAATCCCCCGCTGGAGGGCGACTACATCGGAGAGGACGGTCTGCTCCGCTGCGGAAAGTGCGGCGGCTTTAAGCGCAGCCGCATTGAGGTCAGCGGCGAGGAGATAATCGTGCCGGTCTGGTGCGAATGCATGACCCGCGCCAAAGAGGAAGAAAAGAAACGCAGCGAAACGATCCTGGCGAACATGAGGGCGAATGAACTTCGCCGGCTGTCGCTTATGGACAACTCACTGTCGGCGGTGCGGTTCACTATTGCTGACAAGTCAGGCGAAAACGCCCGCAGCGTGGAGATATGTCGCAGATACGCCGCAAAATTCCAGCAGATGAAGCAGGACAACCGCGGTCTGCTGCTGTTCGGCGGCGTGGGTACCGGCAAGACCTACACGGCAGCGTGCATTGCGAACGAACTATTGGCGCAGGGAGTGTCGGTCGTTATGACCTCGCTTGTCAAGCTCATCGAAAACGGTATAAGCGACCTTTGCAGCCGCCTGTCGGCGATAGACCTGCTTATCCTCGACGACCTGGGCGCGGAGCGCTCCACGGATTACGCTCTGGAGCAGGTCTACAACATCGTGGACAGCCGCTACCGCGCAGGACTGCCGGTGATATATACAACGAATCTCACGCTGGAGGAGCTGAAAAATCCCGCAGACATGCGATACGCGCGGATATACGACCGCGTGCTTGAGAAGTGTTTTCCGGTGGAGTTCCGGGGCGTTTCCCGCCGGAAACACGGCGCGCGTCAGGGGTTCGACGATATGATGGCGCTTCTCGGCGTGGATGACACTACTTAAACATCATTTAAAGGAGGATAAAACAGCATGGAAATTAAATTTAAAAAGCTTACCAAGTCCCGCGGACTGACTATCCCGCGCGACATGGCGGCGCACCTCGACCTTGACGCCGGAACTGCGGTCGACCTTACCGCCTCGGCTGACGGGAAACTCATCATCACAAAACATGTTGATACCTGCCGTTTCTGCGGCGGCGCGGAAAAGGTTAAGCAGTTCGGAGGTATATTCTGCTGTCCGCTGTGCGCAACAAAGCTTTATCAGGAGGTAACGGCAGATGAGTGATATCGTTGACAAGGTGCGGGAACTGAGCCGTATCAAGGCGGATATCGCAAAGCTCAACGACCGCCGGAAAGAGCTTGAAGCGTATTTTCTGGAGCGCGGCGGCGATGATGTAGTTGACACAAAGTTCAAGTCCACCGTGTACGCCGATCCGGATTCTCAGGCGGCAGTCACCTACACCGAGGCGCAGGCGCTGACAATAGTTTACCCGCATTACCTTAAAGAAACGCTGGGGGCGATGTTTCCGGATATCTTTGAGGAAGCCGTCAAAACCGAGGTCAAGCCGAAGAACAAGGATATTGAGCGCATGCTCATCGGAATGTTCACCGGGAATTACACCAGGTCAACGCCGGAGGAGATAATTGCGCAGCTCCCCTGCGGAGATAAGGCGAAGTCCGCACTGGCGAAGAAACTTAAAGGCGCGAAGTTCGAGACCGACCGCGACAACCTCATGAAAATCGGTGGGTTTTCGGAGCAGGACGCCGGAGATTACGCCTACTTGTACGCCGAGGCGGCGGTCTGGCAGACATTCCGGAGCGTTGCGGAGATGTCCGGCGCAGACGAAGCACGGCTGCTCCGCTGTATCAATCTCGGCGTTGCGGTGGACAGTTCCACCAAGATCGCGGTGACCTGATGGCGACCAAGGAACAGATCCGGCGGATATATGCCCTCGGCGCTGCCGCCGGACTGCTCGACCGGAGCGCCGGGAACGACGACAACCTCCATCTTTGGGTAAAGCAGTTTTCGCTTAAAGATCACATCTCGGAGCTGACCGAACAGCAGGCGGATTTCATCATCAGGCGGCTGGAGGAATACCGCTCGCAGGTCGCGCCGCTGCCGGAACTCATTACAGAGGAACAGCAGAATATGTGCTTCAAGCTGATGTACCGGATAGCCGAGATTTCTCCGTCGGACATCAAGCCCCGGGAACGGCTGAGAGGTGTAATATCCAAGGTGACCGGCAGAGAAATCCGCCCGGACAGGGATATTTTCAGCCGTGTAACCCGGGCGGAGGGGTCGGAGATAATTGAAATGCTCAAGCGGATACTCCGCTCAGAGCAGAATAAACTGAAAAGGAGTGATAAGCATGGGACTTGCAATGCTGGTAAAGAAGAGCCACCTTAACGCCGACCAGCAGGAGGTGGCGGACATCATCGGGCTGGAAAACTACCAGGCGCTGGTGGATACATTCGGCGGTTCACAGATTTGGATACCGAAAGCGCGATCGCTGGTGTCGTCCCCGGAAATTTCTACGTATATCCGGTCAAGGCGGCAGAACGGCGACACTCCGGAGCAGATAGCCCGGGAACTGGAGCTTCCGGTGTCGGAGGTAAGACGGCTTTCAAAGTGATTTATGGCTCATCGCAAATGCGGTGAGCCGTTTTTTTATGTCGTTTCGCTTTGTGATTTCGCTTTTTACAAAGATACATTTTTATAGTATAATATGCGTAGCAAAAATAACATTTTAAAGAGGTGATACCGTGGATTTCGACACAATCTATAATATGATACTTACCGTCGGCATGGGCGCGATAACGTTCTTCCTCAAGCGCAGTTTTGATAAGCTGGACAGCCGTGCGAGCCACTCCGATGTAGAGGAGCTTAAAAACAAGCTTGCCAGCCGCGCAAGCCGCTCCGATGTTGATGAACTCAAAGACAAGCTTGAAAGCGCCGACGAGAAGTACGCCAGCAAATCCGAGCTTAACGAGCTGAAAAAATCCATCGAGAAAATCGAGAACAACATAGATTTCCTCAAGGAGAATACCGTGCGGAACTCCGATTTTATCCGCACCATGACGCGGCTCGAAACAAAGATTGACGATCTCAAAAGGGAGTGATATAGATGGACATGGAAAGAGTACACCGCGAGAAATTCTGCGACAACAACGCCCGGGTGCTTCGGGCTATAAATACGCTGCGGACAAAATACGTCCGCATACGTGAGCTGGAATACGGTCTGGAGGTCGATGTGAGCGCTCCGGAGATAGCTGACTGCGTGAATTATCTGAACGAGGGCGGCTACATAAAGCTCCGTGACGTGGAGTTCCACAATGAAGTAGCCGACCTCGCCGACGCAGAACTGCACAGCCTTGAGGCTAAGCTTACTGCAAAGGGCATTGCGTTCCTGAACGGCAAGATTTCCGACCCGTGCATAAGGCGGTGAGTCATGAAACGTAAGCATAGCAAGATAGACAAGCTGCCGTCTGACATCAAGGAAGCAGTCGAGCAGATGATCCTCGGAGATTACACCTACCGGGACGTCTGCGATTTCGTACGGGACACCGCGAACGTCACGCTGTCTGAGGCGGCTGTCTGCCGGTACGCGCAGGGGCTGAACGCCAGCGTTCAGGAGATTCGCCTTGCAAGCGAGAATATGCGCGCTCTGACCGAGGAAATGCAGAAATTCCCGCAGCTCGACACCACCGAGGGAATCGCCCGGCTGATATCCCACAAGGTATTGCAGGCAGTCCAGCAGATGGACGAAATTGCCCTCAAGGAAGCCGACCCGCTCAAGCTCATCGAAAAGGCAACGGCGCTGATCAGGGCGGTAAGCCTGAAAAATTCCACGGATATCAAGACGGCGAACCTCAAAAATGTGGCGTTCGAAAGCTTTAAAGAGGATATTTTCGACGCTATGGCAAAGGAAAATCCGGAACTGTACCGCTCGCTGGTGCAGTTCATCAACAGCAAATCGCAGGAGGAATAATGTACGTTATATATTGTCAGTCCGGCAAGGAGATGGCGGTCGTCCGGCAGCTTGCCGAAAAGAACATCACGGCGTATGCTCCACGCCGACTGGTTCAGGAGCGCCACCGCCGCAGGTGGGTACAGCGCGAAGTGCTGCTGTTCAGCGGATATGTGTTCCTCGACGCGGAGCTGACCCCGGACATCTGGCAGGCGGTCAAGTTCTGCTATGGAACGCTGCGGATACTCAGCCGCTCGCAGCTCAGCCAGACCGAGGAGGAATATATCAGATTCCTCTGCAATGACGGTCACGCGCTGGGAATAAGCCGCGGCTATGTTTCCGGCGGCGCGCTGCATATCACGGACGGCTTCCTGAAACGCTTCCAGCATAAGATAATTCGATTTAACCGGCGCGGCAAACGCGCTGTGGCGGACGTTACAATCTACGGCAGGCATTATGAGGTTATCCTCGGCTGCGAGATAGAAAGTCAGCCTGCGGTTCCGTCGATAAGCTCCGGAACTGCGAAGAATATCTCCTGATATCTGCGGAACATGTTCCGAACGGACAGGGCGAAGCTATATCATCATGATTTCGGGCGGGTGTTTAAAGTGCCCGCCTGAAATCGTCTGTAAGCGCCGTGCACATTTCAGAGGATAGTTTCCCCGCCCTTGGGCAAATCGCGAATTTAAACGCAAATTAAGCGCATTTAAACGTATATGAAAGAGGTGACAGCATGAGCAGGAAGAAAAAGAGCATAGCAGCCCTCGGCGCTGCCATTGCCGAGCGCGAAAAAAATAGCACAGACCAGACCTCCGCAGTGCAGCATCTTGTGGAGGCTTACTTGTCCACAAATAATGAGGCTAAGCGCGCTAAGAAGATAGCCGAGATAAAATCCCGCTGCGGCGGTCTGAACGAACTCCTGTCCCAGAATAGCGAGCTGCTGACCGCCGAGGTGGAGCAGGCGCTCCTGCGCGCGGCGACCGGCTACACTGTCACCGACCGCACTATTAAATATGTGAACGGCGTAAAGACCGTGGAAACAAAGGAACGCCACATTCCGCCGTCCCAGCCAGCTATTGAATTCTACCTTATTAATAAAAAGGGCGAGGATTACAGCCGAAACGGCGGCGGTTCGGGCAATGCTGACGGCGCGCTGGCGGATATTCTGGAGGCTTTAAAAAATGGGTAAAGTCACATTCACGAAAAAGCAGAACGACCTCATGCGGCTGTTCAAGCGGAACAAGCTTCCCCGCCTGACTGTTCTGCAGGGTTCGGTGCGTTCCGGCAAGACATGGATATCGCTGATTCTCTGGGCGCTGTGGGTGGCTACCCGCCCGCGGGATTATCTGTACATGATGACAGCAAAATCGCTTCAGACCCTGAAGCGCAACTGCCTGCTGCCACTTCAGGAGCTTATCGGCGAAAGAAATTTTACATTCTCGCTCTCTGCAAAAGAGGGCGTTCTTTTTGGACGGAAGATAATGCTGGAGGGCGCGAACGACGCGCGCTCCGAGAATAAGATCCGCGGAATCACGCTGGGCGGCGCTTACTGCGACGAGCTTACGCTGTTCCCGGAGGATTTCTTCGTCATGCTGCTGTCACGTCTGTCCGCGCCCGGCGCGAAGCTGTTCGCGACCACCAACCCGGACACTCCCACCCACTGGTTAAAGAAAAAGTATCTCGACAACAAGGGGCTGGTGGACGACCTGCTGAACATCTTTTTCGGTATTGACGACAACACAACGCTCCCAGCCGACTACGTTTCCGCGCTGAAAAAGGAGTACACCGGCGTGTTCTACGACCGTTTCATTCTCGGCAAGTGGGTAGTGGCAGCGGGCGCTATTTACCGGGTGTTCTCGGATAATATCCCCGCGTTCGCCGCGCCGGAACCGCTCCCACGGCTGGACATGATAAACGTCGGCGTGGACTGGGGCGGCAACGGCTCGGCTCATGCTATGGTCGCGACCGGAAT